TGAGAAGCGTACGTAATATTTGATGATAACGATCTAGAAATAAAAAATCATGAAAAATATCAGAAAGTAGAGTACGAATATGGCGAAGATGGAAAACCTAAATGGATAAAATTCGATGAAGATAATAGTGAACGAGATCCAAGTATATTCTGAGAACCTACAAGAGAAGAGCAGATAGCAGATGATAAAGAAAACGAAAAAAATAATCCATTCTATAACGCATGGATAAAATATAATAATCAGAGCTACAAAGATGACCAGCTCACATTTGAGGAGTTTATCCAGTGAATATCTGAGCGATGAGATAAAGAACAGGCTGAATATAATAAAAAACTCAGCGATATATCAGAAGCTCAAAACGATCCACAATTATTAGATCTACAACTCAGAGCCGTAAAGCTCATGGAAGAGGAATGAAATGTGGGTAAAAAATTCTGAAAAAATGTAAGCAAAGAAGTAAGAGATAGGCAACAAAAGGAAGTGGAAAGTAAGAGAGAACAGCTGATAAGCGATATAGTGGATTATATGTATCCATGACTAAAAACTGAAGAAATAACATACGATATGCAAAAAGAAGCAGACCAGAAAGAAGCAGAGCGAGAAATGCTGGGAAGAGAAGATCTAGAAGAAAAACTAAAATATTTCAAGAAAGATAAGAACTGAAACCGAGAAGCTAGGGAAGTAAAGATAGAAAATCCTCAAATCAAACTCGATAAAATCCTAAGTGCAGGAAAATTTGAAGAAATATTTCCAACTCCTGATAGAGTGTTAGAATGGAAAACTCCACAATGACAGCGTGGGTTACTAGACAACCAAAAAGATTCTAAAAAATACAAGAGTACACTAGAAAAGATAAATGCATGAACTACAAAAACTAAAGTATCCCTAAAGGATGTAACTCAGGAAAAGAGAGCATTGGATAAATATAGAGCTGAACAAGAAGCAGAAAAAGCAAGGAAGAAGAAAGAAAGAGATGAAGCACACGCAAAGAAAAAGCAGGAAGAGTATAAGAAAATAGTGAGAATGAAAGCATTCCAAAGACTGGTAGATATGCAACGATTTGAGAAATATCCATTATTGACTGAGGAAGAAATCAAAAATAGGTATGGATTTACGGATGAAGAATGGAAGAAAATCACTGAGCAGGAAGAGATTAAGCTACCAAAAAAACGATGAGAAAAAGCTATCAGCGATCTAAATAAAGCTGTAGATAGTCAAGTAAAGGCTCTAATAGAATGATTATCATGGCAGAATAACCTAAAGAGAAAAGACGCTGAGAAAAATTTGTGAGAAATTTGAGAAATAGATGTGGATATTTTGTTAGGAAGAGATGAAGAAAAGTGACAAAAAGAGGTAGAAGAATTTGAGAAGTTAGCAAAGGAAGAGAAAGAACAAGATAGCAAACTAGAAGATTGAAAGACAGAATTTGAAAAAGAGATGGATAGAAAAACTAGAAAGCAAAAGAAACAAGCTGAAAAATTAACTAAACAATGGAACGAAATGTTTAGAAAAGCTGAGGAAAAAAGGAATGAAAGATATGCGAACAAAGAAGAAAAGAAAATAGATGAAGTAAAAACAGTAGAAGAAGCTAAAGAAATTACAAAAGAAAGTCGATGGAAAATTTGAAAGGACTTTATAGAAGATAAAATAATCAAAGATACATTTCAACCACTAAGTACTAGAATAGAAAAAATCAGTCCAAGAGTTTATCGTGAGATGATGAGATTTGAGCAGAATATAACGGTAAAAAACAATATTAGGATGAAACAAGTGGAAGATTTTGTCAAAAAAATGGCGAAAATCAGAAGTAAAAATAAAAAAGATTATCTAAATATTACGCTAAATTTATTGAATGGAAATGTAGGAACTGCTAACCAGATGCTAGAAAAATATGGAACTAGCATACCTAGACAATTACTAGATGAGATATGGGCTGATGCAGAGGATGTAGGATATACAATGAATTATGAATGATTCTACTATCCTAGAAAGGTAAAAGATGTAAAAGATTTCTTAGATCGATTTGCTAAAACTGAGAATAAGGATGTAAGATGAGAAATAGATAAAATCATTGAAGAAAAAGAGAAAAAAGCTAGAGCAAGATGAGAAGAATTTACTCCACAGATGAAAGCTGATCTAATAAATCAGTTATTATTAGAGGGGGAAATAGAATGAATAAGTCTATGAAGTGGACATATGAAGAAAAGAAAAGTAGAATCTATTACTAAGAATATGTTAAAATTCTATGAAGATCCTGTGGATTCACTATTGCAATATATTACATGAATGACTGAAGCAATAGAGAAAGCTAGATTCTTGTGACAAGGTACAAGATGAGAAATAAAAACATTATGAGAATTTATAGCTGACGAGTGAATATCTGGATATGATGCAGATGAATTAAAAGATTTGCTATTGTCTAGGTTTAATTATGTACCGATGTGACCTAAAATGGCAGAACTAAAAGTAATTGGTAATATTATACATTTGTGAAATCCATCTACTACTCTTACTCAATTATGAGATTTCGCATTTTCTTTCATTGAGAATTGACTTGTAAATGTAATAGAATGATTGACAAAAAAATATAATTTAGATTTGAATGAGTTATGAATAACTAACTTATGAGAAGAATATAAATCACAATGAAAGAAAGAAACAAAGTTAGAGAAAGTACAGAGATTTATCTTCAAGAAAGAGTTATTTAATTGGATGGATCAGTTCTGAAAAAGGACATTTGTAGTATCTACTCTAAACAAATTGATAAAATATGCTAAAAGGAATGATCCACAACTAAGAAAAGATTTAGGAAGACGATTTGATGATCCAAAGATGATAGATGAAGTAATAAATGATTTGAAAGAGTGAAAAATATCTAAAAATGTATCATTATTCTTATTTACAAAACTATCGGATGTGCAACCACTTACTAGATTACAAATGCCAAAAACTTATCAAAAAGCATGAAACTGGAGAATATTGTATGCATTTAAGACCTACTGAATTAAAAAATTAGATTATATTTTACAAACAAGTAAACGTGAACTTGCTACTAAACCAACTGCTGAGGCTGTGTGGAAAATAGTTAGGATGGCGTTAATCTTTATGCTATTTGAAGCATGAACTGATGAAATAAAAGATGCTTTGTACAGGAGAAGATATAATAGTTTGCTGTGGAGAATAATTGAATGAAATGAAATAAGTGCAGATATGCTATCTGATAAATTTTGGGATAGCTTCTGGAAAATGCGATGATTTAATAGATATGTAATATATCAAGCTAGGACAGAATGAATAAAGTCTGCTGTTGAATGAATCTTATTCTCAATTCCATGATTAGATCTATTTACATATCCATTGCAAGATTTACAAGATGCGATAAGTGAGGATGGATTGGATTGGACTCAAGCATCTACATGGCAACTGTTACCTCTTGTATGAAAGGCTGAATATCGATGGGTAGGAGCTGGACAGACAAAGCAACAGAAAAAATTAGAAAAAGAAAACAAGAAAAGTAAATGAAAAGGTAAAGCAAAAATCTAAAAAAATCAGCAAGAGAAAATATAGTCAAGAAGTACAAAATCGAATACTTAGGTGCTCGAAATTTGTACTTTTTGATTTTATAGAAAAACTGTTTATAAGGCGAAAGATGAAAGAGATATTTTATTTCTAAAATAGGTGGATGCAAAAAGAAGAATCTGATATGAAGCTAGATATAAAAGATTCTAAATTTCCTAAAGATATGAAAGGACTAATAAATGATCAAAAACCTTTCACGATAGAGGGAGATGAATTTTGCAAATTTGAAAAAATGGTACTAGATCAAGTAGCTCTAGGACTAAATGCTAACGTACAGAAAAATAATATCTTTACACAACAGGCTGACATAGATGCAATAAATAAACCTGAAGATAAATATAGGAGTAAAATGTTTTACTCTATACATACTACTAAACAAGGACTACGCTGGAGTAATGATGCTCAGGTAGAATTTTGCAGTAGAGATTTGTATTCAGACAGAGAAGCTGGATGATTGACAAAATGCTACGAATACGACCATAAACATGAAAAGTGGAATATCATGGCTCTATTTAGATGAGAAGATATAGATAGATACTGAGTAGCAGTAGAAGTAGCATGTGGATGGAATGACAAGACAAAAGCTCCAATATACAAGAGAATACATCCTCGTACAATTTATCCTGATCCTGATGGATACGGAACTATAAATAATTTTAGGCGATTTGGATTCTCTACCGTAATGAGCGTAGAAGAATTTAAGTGTCTAAATCTAAAAAATAGCGATGAAGTACTGGCTCGTATCAGATGATACGAAGATCCTCAAAGGACTATGGCTGAGTGGGAACAAAAAACCAACAGATGAATCTGAATGTGATATATCCAACAGAAAAATCTAGTGACGCTATACCATCACTACTGTACATGGAAATGAGTACCTCTACTCGTGTACATGTTTGAAGATATTATATTGGATATCAGATGTGTAGATGAATTGTGGAAATGTGAAGATAAACAGTACAAATTTCCAGTAATACTATACTATGAAGATCCTGATAGTAGAGATCCACGAGGAACAAGTCTATGGGATATAATAGCAGACGACCAAAAGCTGGAAACATTACTCATGAACCTATTCAAGATAAATATTATCAGGAATGCTCTATGAGGTAAGATATTCATGGACAGAAATATTCTAGACACAAATCTAGATACTCTGAAACATCAGACACTCCAAAATCAGTACTTTCCTGTGGATATTATGGATATGAGTAGACCTATAAGCTCACTGATATTTGAGCTTCCAGAAAAGGAAATGGGTGGGGATTTCTATTCATTACTGGATAGAGCTAGAGAAAACGCAAAACAGCAAACTCACATAGATAGTTTAACTCAGTGAGTATCTGACTCTAAAGTAAAAACAGCAACAGAGGCAAGCGTAAAGCAACAAAACGCTAACCTACTTCAGGCTCTTACTGATCAGATACTAGGACGGTGAAGAGAACAGCACGCACGATTATACTGGGTATATATGAGTCACTATTTCTCTCAGAAAGATGAGAAAAAAATAAGGCTAAATAAGACAATCTCAAATATCAGAGAAGTATATAAAAGATCTCAGATATTAAAATGACAGTATGATATAGAGATAGTCAATACAAGTGAGATAAGGCTAAGAAATCAGCAAATGTTACCTGCTCTCACTAACTGGCTTCAGATATGTGCGAGTGATCCAAACACACATCCATATACGCTAGTATTACTAAAAAGAGATATAGCGTATAGACAATGAGTATCCAACTCAGAAATAGACGCATTCTTTCCATATCCACCTGAAACTGAGGCAATAGAAGAAAGAGATATGCTATCTGACAATATCGATGTGGAATTTGACGATGACAACGCTGACCGATTCTGCAAGCTCCAAGTATATCAGAGTGCGAAAGATACTCCAGCAAAACAAAGAGCAATAAATGCATGTATGTGGGGATATCAACACTCTACACAACAGCTACAGCAACAAGTAAATCAGATAGATGACGTACAAGCTATGGCATGAGCTAATAAGCAAATCGTAGCAAATACTGGTAGACAGCAATTATACCAGCCAATGTAAGGGGCTTAATCCAAAAATATTTTATTCTTAATTATTATTGACATGGCAGTAAACTACAAAGTAGACATGGATATCGTGACAAAGGACGATATCGAAAGTAAAATCTTTAGACTCAAAGGAGATTATCTAGATCACTGCTTGATAATTGCAGAAGTCCAAGATCTACTCGATGAGGGATGGAGTAAAATTAAAAGAGATCTAGTACACGCATGAGTAATCAGAGAGGAAGATAAGATATCTGTAATCGATGAGTGAATGATACGTGGATTGTCTAAGAAACAAAAAGAAGAACTGGCTAAACGACATGAAGAATTTGAGGGCTCAAAATGATGAGCAGAACAGTACGAAAGAGAACTCGTACAAAGCTATACGTATATGAGAAAGCTCGAGCAAGAGCTAGATGCATATAACCAATCCGTTGGTAAGATTATCCAAAGGATAAACTATTTTAAAACTTTAATCTAATAAAGATGGCAAGAAACCAAAATCCTGAAGAAAAAAATCTTCAAAATCCAGTAGAAGAAACTACTGAAGCTACACAACCTGCTGAAAATCCAGTAGAACCAGCTAACGAAACAGCTCCTGTAGAACCTGAAGCTCCAGCTGAAAATTCAGACGAAAATTCTGCTCCAGCAAATGAAGAAGCTCCAGCTGAATGAGAATCTACAGATGCAGATTTAGGAAATACTGCAGAACCAGAAGAGCCTAAAGAAGCACCTAAGGAAGAAGCTCCAGCAGAGGAAAAACCTGCTGAAAATCCAGCAGAAGCACCTAAAGGTGGTAAGGTAGAAGTAAAAGAGCCTGAATATAAATACTTCGATACTATAAAAGTACCTGCTAAAATTAAAAAGATTATAGATTTCTATGGTATCACAAGTAAGGACTTATTTGATGGAAGTTTTGAGAAGATGAAACTCAAAAAAGAAGAAGTAAAAGCTCTAAAAGAATGGTACGCTACTTTAATTTAGTTCGATAACAATAAAAGACATGGACTTGATAGACGCAATGTATGAGAATGAGATGCAGAAAAGAGAGCAATCTCATTCGACGTATATATTTCAAATGCAAAATAAGATATCCAACGATCCGTACATTACGGAAAATGCGTGGAAATACGAAGTATATGCGTGGCTTAAAGAGCTAAGAAAGAAAGTACCTGATGTAACAGAGGAAGATATAGAGTCAAAAGCAATAACTATATCAAATCCTGAAAACAGGTCACAACGGCTATATACACGAGCACTAATACTATCCGAGTTTTACTGAATGCCACTGAGAGTAGCATACGACAAAGATAGTTACGAGTGAGTACCTGCTGATAAATTTAGGATGATGAAAAGATACTGAAGAGTAGATGATGCATACTATAAATATCAGGTACAAGAGCAGTGAGATTTAGATTCTACATGAAAGGTAAAACCTTTAGAGCCTGTAGGATTTAATGACATAAACAAAGTGGATATAGATGTGACAGATCAGGAGCTCGAAGAATGGAAAAAAATACTGAGAATATTGGATAATAAACTCAAAAATGCTCAAACAGAGGAAGAGAAAGAAAGTATCCAGAAAGATATCCAGAGAGCAAATAAAGCAATAGCTGATTTATCCTCTAAGTAATACGACATGGAAATAACTGATGATGATAAATTACAGCTCAAAAAACTCATAGCAAGTGAGTGATGGAAAATCCTAGAAAAGCTAATCAAATCAAAAATAGATTTATTCGATGAACAGATAAACGTGAGTGCTCATGACTATCTGAAAGTCAGAGATAAGAAATATGATGAGCTGAATCTAAACGGAGCAATGGTTCGATGAATGAGTTTAGTACTAAAAGCTCCGTATGATGTACTAAACAAGGAAGCTAATAATAATGTGATTTCGCAGATGAATGAGCATTATCAGCAAGAAGTACAAAAACTAGAGAGGTAATACTCTCTTCTCTCCACTTAGACTTCCATGTCACTAGGTGGAGAAAAGAGCGTATTGCTGATGCAATAGCTGGGAATTTGTGATGCTTACCCCTAAAAAAGCTATAGGCGACAAGAAATACGCCGTGATTTATTTCTTAAACTATTAGAACATGGCAGAAAAAGAAATGAGTTCTGATGAACTTATGGCAGAACTTCAGTGAAGAGACGATCTTTCAAATTTAGTAAATGGTAGCGATCAGGCAACTCATGAAATGACATGAAAAACTGAAGACGACCAACAGCAAGACAAATCAGAAGCTACAACGTCTGATGAATCTAAATCTCAGGAAGACTGAGAAAAAAAAGCTGACGAATGAAAGAAGTCTAATTTCCAAAAAGCAATGGAGAAAAAGAATAGAACCATTGCAGAAAAGGATGAGCTAATTGCAAGTAAGGATCAAAGAATTGCTGATCTAGAAAAGCAACTCAAAGAAGCTCAGGAACGTGACGACTACGAGGACATTGATGAGAAAGAAGAAGAAATTCAGAATCTCAAAAATGATCTATCCTATGAAAAAAATCGTAGGAATGAGATAAAATCCGAGAAAAGTCGCATGAAAGAGTGACTATTGTGGCAGATGATGAATGAGATGTGAATCTCTGAAGAATCTCAAAAAGCTATCAAAGAAATGGCAAAACAAGATGCTTATAAGGATCTAGAGCCAGAAGACGTAATATCATTATACAATGGTAAAGTCTGAGTGGAGTATGATCAGCAGGAGCTCAATAAAAAATCTGGAGGGACTAGCGTGCTATGAGAAAATAGAGTGCTCAGCAAGGAATCTATGGACAACATGGATACTAAAGCGATGGAGCAAGAACTCGCCAGACAAATCAAGAATGGAAACAGTCCATTCTAAAAAAAATAGATTGAGTCTGGGGAGATAAATAACTCTTTTATTCCTAAACTCAATTTTAATCATGATGCAAACAAGTAACATCCAAGCATCAGGAACAACAGATTTGTTTCATAAATACTTGGAGAAGAAGTTCTTAGAGAACTTAGAACCTAATTTAGTTTTCTGGAAATTTGGTAAATGACCAGTTAGCCAGAAATGATACGGAGCAGTACAATGGGCTAGGATGTCTAAATCTACAGCTAGTGCTAATGCTTCAGTAATTACTGAGGGAACTACTCCATCTTTCACTGATCTTACAATCAGTACTATCAGTGTGTCTTGTACTCAGTACGGACAAGTAGCTCAAATTACTGACATACTTGAAGACACTACATTACTTAATGTAGTAGGACAAGCTATGGTAGAATTGGCTCATAACGCTAGTAGAATCATGGATGAAGTAGTACAATCTACTTTATCTACTAACTGAACTAACGTAATCTACGCTGGATCAGCTACTTCTCGTGCTACTATCGCTGCAACTGATGTAATGAAAACAACTGAAATTAATAAGGCAAGAGCTTTCTTGTCTACTAAAGGTGCTAAACCTTTTGCAGGTGGATACATCGGTATTATGCATCCAAACGTATCTTTCGATATGAGAGAACAAGTAGGATGAAATGCTTGGGTAGAGGTAAAGAAATATACTGATCTCGTAAAGGATATCGTAACTGGAGAAATCTGAACATTGATGGGTGTAAGAATTATCGAAAGCTCATTTGTACAGACATTCTCTAGTAATGTGACTGTATATCCAACATATGTATTTGGAGAGGGAGCTTACGGAACTTCTCAATTGCAAGCATATGAAACAACATTCATCTCTAGAAACAACAAAGACAGCTATAATCCACTTGGATTATTCTCAATTGTTGGATGGAAGATGGCTATTGCTTCTATTATCTTGCAACAAGACGCTCTTGTTAGAATCGAATCTGCAAGTACGCTATCTTACGCTTGGTAGTAAGAACCTAAAGAGGTGGAGAAATCTACCTCTTTATATCGTATTATCAGGATTTTTATCTGAGTAAAATATGCATCATGGCTACAACTATGTGAAACAGATTTAATGAGTGGAGGACTTCTAGAATTAGATGACCAAAACAAGTTACTGACGATTTGGGTACTCTATGGATGAAAGAGGGATATAACGAGCTAAAGAAAAAATTAATCAGCATCTGAAGAAATAACCTATTTAGTGATCAGATAGGAATATCTACAGTAGCATGACAGAATGTATACACATTACCTTTAGGAACTACTGATACTCGTCCTGTAAATGGAATGAAAGATTTTGTATCAGTAATACAAATGGAAGTAGCATATAGAGTAGATTCTCGTACTAACCTACCAGTATACCATGTATGTGAGCAAGTAATGGCTGAAGAATTTAGCGACAGAAAACGAGCTAGACAGCAACAATATAAACCTAGATTTGAATTTTTGGGAAAAAATCAAATCGTAATTTTTCCTACTCCAAAAATTGCAATAACTGATGGAATAAAAATACGTTATAACTACTGGGAAGAAGATATAGACATTAACACAAAGGAATCAGATATAAACTTACCATTCTATCTAATAGATACACTGGATATGTATCTAGACTTTAGACTAAAACGACACGAAACAGACAGAGCTAGTGCTCAGATAGAGTATGAAACATGGGAAAAAGAAATTCTTACAGCTCTAGGAATGCTAAACACTAGAGATAGCAGACCTGTAAAAGAGATATTTTTAGATACTAGATTTCTACAATAATGAGCTTACCTGATGGAATAATAAGAGATAGAACTCGACAATATGGAGTAACTGATGATCCATTTATGGGTATGGAATGAAGTTTTCAATATGCTGAGAATCTAAATGTGTTTGATGATCCTAGAGGTATAAAATTGACCACAGGACGACAAAGATCAGCAAATTATAAATCGTGTAAGCTGGTAAGTGCTGGGGATTATGTAATAGCAATACCTGTGACATGAGATGTAAAAGCTATAAGTCCAGAATCACGACCATCTGGTACAACTATATGAAACGTGCCAAGCTCGATGACTCCATTTGATGCAGTAGTATTCGGTGGAAGATTGTTCGTAATTGGGAATAGGAGTAGCACATTCGTGGGTATAACTTCCTATAAACTGCCAAAGCAATGAGAACCTTTTACTCCTGAAGTGCTCAATACTGTACCTGTAGATAATACATGAGATACTCCAGTAATAATGTGACAAGCTGTACCATACTGCGACTGCATATGTAACTTTAATAACAGTATGCTATTGGTATGAAACGGTAACTATTTGTGGGTGTACAATCCTGCAGATGACGCATGATCTGTATACGCATCATGATGGAAAATAGTAAAAGAATACAGTCCTGATGTAGATATAATTGATATATCTCCAAAAGCCGACTATGTAGAAATATTTTTGAGAGATAAAGTAGGAAATACAAAAATACATTACTATCCATGAATATTCGACATGGAAGATAGTGGATTGATGAAGAGCGTGGAACTTCCTAACACAAGAGTACTCAGGGTATATCCACACATGACAAAGGAAATGGTGGTAACGACATACGACTGAAGCAACAATAACATAAGCCTAAGAGAAGTAATATGATATGAAACATATCCTGTAATGAGAAGCCATAGAGCAGGATTGAGTCTATATGATGTACAGCATAAACTGTGATTCTTTACGTGACCATGTAGTGAAGATATGGCTCGATACGAGGGACGTGCGTATATTGCTGATGTGGAATGAATATGGGAATTTAACTGGTATAATGCTAATAAGATGCCAGTAGGAAATCTCAGGCGAAAATTTAATAATGAATCAGAAGATAAGACTCCAAAGTGACTAGCTGTAGCAAAAGACTTTATATTTGCTAGTTATGATGACTACGCATATTGTGCTAGAATATATGATACTGCAAATCCTGCTGGATACGCTGATCAAGGTATACTAATATCTAGAGCAATCGAAACTGAATATGGTGGAGAATTTACAAAAAGTCTAGTAAGGCGATTTGTACAATTCGAAATGAATAATCTAACTGATGATAATGGTACGATAGATATTTACGTGTGCTGAAATAGAGAATGGAACTCCATAGACGATAGTGCTTGGGTACATATAGCTCAAATTACTCAGGATGATGCAGATTTTGGAGAGAAGTCAAGTGGATGATGATATAGTGTGGGAACATGTGTGCACCGATTTGATAACGCAGGGAAACGAAACTTTATGCAGGATCGACAAGTAATAGAATATAAAGTGGTAATTACTAGATCAAGAATGGAAGAAAATGCGAGTCCTGTGCTACGTAGTCTACTATTTAACTATAATGTGAAAGAAAAAACTAACTTCTTTTAGTCTTATATAAACAACAAAGATGGCAACTAAAGAAAAAACTACAAATGCAGAAGAACCTAGAAAAATAGAAACGACTGCATGAGGTAATAACTATCGCTATCAGGATAACTATGAGCAATGAAAAAATAATGCTCTAGTATGAACTGGACATGTAGCATGATTACCAGAAAAGGAAAATATCACTCTAAATGAGCCAGAAAAATGAAAAAGATTTGATCTAGATAGAGAAAGAAATCTAAATTTTCCAGAAAAAGAAGTACTACAAGAAGCAACTCCTCCTACAGAAAATAGCTGACGAAAAAACATATCATGAGCAAAAAAAGCACAGCAGACACAACAAACACAGCAAGTAACAGAACCTGAATGATTTGTGGAAAATGGCGTACGATATAAAGATGCAACAGACAGAAACGCAAAAACGGAGTGAGCTGAATTTGGATGACTAAAAAACGCCCTACCAAAAGAAGAAGTGGAAGTAGAAGAAAAAGTAGAAGAGAAGACTGAAGAACCTAAGTGACAGGATGTAAATGTAAACACATTCTTACAATGAAGTACTACTGAATTATTTGGGAAAATGATAACATGAGCCGATACTGCTCCATATGATCATAATTCTACTGAGTGGCTAAAAGCAGAAGCTAGGCTCAATCAGTATCAAAAAATAAACGCTCTAAGCGTACCACAATTAGCAAGCTCTATAAAAGCATGAAGCATACTCTCTGGGGGACAAGCTATGAGAGATCTCCAGACATATAATCCTGAAAAATACCAACAACTCCAAGAGTACCAACAAAAAGAAGATACTCTAAATCAGATAAACATGATAGCGAGTGGAAATATCAAAGACAGTGCTACGAATCTACAAGATAAAACATGAGAATCTATAAATAACTATCTGAGTGAAACGGTAGCAAATGCTGGATGAGATGCTCTAGCAAGAATGGATCTAGATACTGCCCTATCTCAAAATCAGTGACTTATTAATTACGCTGAAAGAATGAGTTATTATCAAGGACAAATAAACCAGATAGACCAAACAATATCTAATCTAGCAGAAGACGCTAGAAAAAAGCTAAGAGAAGCAACATGAGAAAATGTACTAGAATATCAAGTGCAGAATTACGTAAATAACAGGAGTAAAAAACTCTACAAGCAAAGAGAAAATCTCATGAATCAGTATAATTACTATAAGTGAGTATATGAAGCTCAAATAGAGGAAGAAGCCACAAAATGGGAAAGAGATTATAAAGAAAGACAGCTAAAACTCCAAGAAAATAAAGCTATACGAGATCAAGCGATAGATCAAGCTAACCTAGATCTTAAAAATCAGCAACTAAACTATGACTACTACAAACTAAACACAAGTAGCCCAGTATCAGAATCAGCTGTGCAATGATGAATGACAAGCTACATAGATTCAATACAGGATAAAATAGCAAACCACGCAAAAATTAGATCATGATGATGTGGAACAGTAGTAAATGATTATCTATCTAGCTTAGGAGTAAAATTTCAATATGACGACAATAAATCCACAAAGCTAAATAGTATAACTCCATGAGCATGACCAAAAGTAGGAAGTATAGCAGTGTGGGAAAGCACAGGAACAACAGACTGAAATAAATACTGACATGTGGCTATCGTGACAGGAGTAAACAAAGATGGAACTATCACAGTATTGGAAAGTAATAAAGATACATGACTCAGATACCACAACTATAAACAATCTAACGTGACTGGATACTACGATCCATCAGCATGAAGCAAGAGCACTACTACAAGTAAGTCTTCGAGCAGTAAAGATAAGACATATACTAATGATGAGCTATATACACAATTGCGTGGATGAAAGATAAAACGAGATACTGGTACGGATGGATTTCTAAAAAACTGGAATGGAGATGAAACAAAAAATGAAATAGAGAGCTGGGTAGCAGATAAGTACCTAAATCAAGCAAGTATGGTATTCGATAAAGACATGATAAGTGCAGTAAATGATTTAAAAGATATGATATGAGATAGTGTAGCAGCCGAGCGACAAACTCTAAATTATATGAATAAAAATAGCAATATCAAAAACCCCTGAATAGTACGCATGATATATAAATATATAGATGATCTAACTGACAACTCAAACAGAGAAGTTAGCGTATCTGAATTTCTATCTGAAGCATTATTAGATAGAGTAAAATCTAAAGAGGATATTAAAAAATTGCTAGATGATAGTAAACTAGATTTTAAGTGGCTGACTGGTGTAAAAAACAAAAAACTAGCAGAAGCTACATGGGAAAAGGTTCAAGAAAAAAAAGAGGGTTAATCTCTCTTTTTTCTTTTATTCCTTTTTTCTAATTTTTCTGAAATTTCTCGTGGATATATTCATGTATACCCTATATAGTCATCTATAATAGCATTAGATCATTCATTCTCATCCTCTAGTTTTTGTATTATATCTTTTGACTTATCTAGCTTTGTTTCTAATTCTTGTTTATCAACCTCTAATTTAATTATTTCATCTTCTTGTTTTCTAATTTTGTCGATCAATTCTGATTTGGAAGATTTAATAATTTTAGATTTGGACTTTATCCACCCTCAAAAACTACTAAATAGATTTCATATTATAGCAACTAATGCACAAATTAATAGCCATGCTATATTAGCTACAAGTGGAGCTACAATAATTAATATTAAAATTTTTCGCCACTCCATTCAGAACATCTCAGAACAAAAAAGTCAGTAAAAATTTGACAGAAAAATATTTTTGATTATAATTATACCAACGAATTGAAGTGAAGAGGAGGAAACCCTCGCTAAAAGACCTCCTTTCTTCCTCTCCACAGCTGAGAGGATACACTTTGGTTCGCAGAAGTCAAGACATTTTGACTTGGCTATCGAACTTTTATCCTCTTTTTTTATACAAACATGAAAACCCTCGCTAAAGTTTTTGTCAGTTTTTCTCCAAAACTGAAAATTTTCATCCTTGCTACAGTAATGATCGTAGCAGTACTACTCTACCATACTACTAGCATATCAGTAGTCCATGCTAATCTGGAAAGAAATCAGCAAAAAAAACTGGAAGAAATTCAGAGTCTATCGAACGAACGAGAAAGAATAGACGAAATTTATTTGCAGAATGAGAAAGAGATAGACTCACTCAAAAAAAAGAACGCAGAAATCAAAACACAACAAGCAGAACTAGCAAATCAAGCAAAAGAAAAAAGAATCGAATTTGTGCAGGAATATGGATGTGGAATAATGACTGGACGATGTGACTATCTGAAAGTAGAAGTACCTCAAAAAATTGAGTTTAGGACTAACTCAGAATGAAAAGCTAAGGCTCTACCAAACGTAGAGCCGACGCTAGAAGCATTTGCAAAAGAATACGGACAAAATCCTCAGGATTTTATAGATGCAGGTAATAAATGGAATATAAAACCTGAAGTAATACTATGTATAGCACGAGCAGACACTGATCTATGAAGAGCTATGAAAAGTAAAAACAATATAGGAAATGTAGGAAACAACGACAGATGAGATACTGTAGAATACGCAACCATGAGAGAATGAATATTCAAAATCTGAGAAGCTCTAAATAACTGATACTTATGAAATAAGAAATGGATACAAGATTTATCGAGATATGGGAACTGTGAAACAGACTGTAAATATATATACGCAAGTAGTACAGAAAACTGGGAAAATAATGTGATGAATTGTCTAAATTTTCTCTACGGAAATATATAAGATAATATAGTCAAGAAGTACAAACTAGAATACTTAGGTGCTCGAAATTTGTACTTTTTGATTTTTAGAAAAAACTGTTTATAAGGCTGGTAGAAATAAGATTTATATTTGTAAAAAATCAAATGCTAAAGACAATTACAATGGATGGATCATGGAAGAAGATATCACTAGATATTTTGGGAGTGGACAAAGAAAACATGGCAAACCTGATAACGCCAGAAGATAATGCTAACAAAATATCTGATAGTTACGGACAGCTAAAAACTGGAATCTGTATATCTACTGATCCTGCTAACATAGACTATGTATATGTAGCTGAGCGACCTAATGCAGATCCTGAAGATTGTATAGCTCTAGGAGTATGATGAAGCATGACAAGACCATTTACTGATGTAAAAGCTCTAAACGAACTATGGATAAATGGACTAGCATGAGATAAAGCGTATGTACAAGCCCTTTAATTCTTACTAAAATATCATGAATAAATCTATTCTGCATGGAAACAACATGCTAAAAAGTAAAGAAAAAAAGAGGACGAAAGTATGTGTATATATTGCTCTAGCAATAATAATAGCTGTGGCAGTATTTGCAGTAGCTGTAACTAGCGTAAAATAATATTTAGATAAGATTTTATATACTATGCTATACGTATATGTCAAAGAAAATCGCATCTATGCTAAAAGAGAAGAAAGAGCTCATTATCCATGATGTATGGAAATTATATGCGATTATCAAAAAACGGATATGCTGATCTGGGAAGACAACCAAGTTAAACTCTACACCGAAAGCAAACAATACAGAAAAGACAAGCACATTGACACGCTTGAGGAAGAGAATAAACGCCTTGTGAAACAAAACAAGGATCTGACAAGACTGGCTGAGAGAGAGATCAAAAGTAAACTCAGAAAAAAAGAAAACGAAGAACTAACAGACTTCGATAGACAAAAGTATTTTAGTTTATACGGTAAATAACATGAAACTATGGGATCAAATTTATATGGACTGGAATGGGGAGAAAATCCTATGAGATATCGCTATGGATGAAACAGACCATAAAGTTTTAATTTTCGAAAAAAAAGTGGATGCAGATATCGATATAAAGCCAAAAATAATAAAAGAGAGCGATGGTAAATTAGAAGTAATAAAAAATATTCAGGAGCTCCATCTGAAGAAATGAGATACTATAAAATATGAATTTAAGATTCATTTAGTTGCTGAATAATAAGAAAATGTTTGAAGACTACAAAACAAATGAGATAGAAAAGGAGTACTATAAAGGTACTGACTACTATCTAATAGGAAACTATGTACTAAGAATAATTACAAGTGGTACTATTTATATCAATAACCAAGAACTACTATGGAACAGACTTCCAAGATAGAGAGCTATATCCAAGAGATAGCAAAATATACATGAAACCATCCAAGTAAAAAACATGATGAAGATCATAAAGATATTTGGGTAGTACTCAGATTGATATTAAGCGTACTATGAGAAGTAGAAGCTATCAGACAGCAACAAGAGAAAATCGATAATGATATATACGGAAATATAAACAATATAGGTAACGCTATTAGATCTGCAGGACATAGTCTAGGGATACAAGCTCAGAGTATCGAACAACTCCAAAGAGTAGCTAATGTAACATTGGATAGACTTCCAAAAATTACAACGATGCAGAAAGGAGCTCTAATCACTAATGGAGAGAATGTAATAGATACAATCCAGATAGAAAGCTGAAGATACTTATTGGTAAAAAATATCACTCCATCAGATTGGAACGAATATGCTAAACTAGATAAACTATTTAGCTGGGAAATAGTAGAAGTAACTGACTGAAAATATGATGTAAAAGTAGATCTAGGAACTAATACAGAGGGAGAAACTGCTACAATGACTGTAAATATTGATTTACTTTTTGTCAAATACTAGGATGGCAAAAAAAGTAGATGCAACAACAGACACTCTTTTACTAGGTAGGGAAATCGAGTGGATGAAAAAAGAAATAAACGAAATAAAAGCCTGACAGGACAAACTTCTGGAAAAAATAGAAGATTTTGAGGATAAGTTTAGTAAGTCACTAAATACTATGATAGAAGAGAACGACAAAAAATATGCGAGAAAAGAAGATGTAGACGTACTAAAGAAAGCAATAATACGATTTGTAGCTCTAGTAGTATGATGAGTCACTACGACCATACTTGCGAAAATCTGAATATGATAGTTTTTTATTTTGTACATAAATAATAATGGAAACATTAATAATCGGACTGATATTAATATCTACCGTAATCACTACTATTGTAAATTTTGCTAAACCTGCGTATGAGCAATTTGTAGGAAAACGAGCAGTAACGATAAATATCGGATTGTCTTTTATTTTGGGGATATGTAGTGCTTTTGCCATATTTCCAATGCTAGATATAGAACTATCTGCATGAGCTACTATATTGATGTGACTAGGATTAGGTACTGGTAGTACTGTATTTTACGATTTACGGAAATTAGTCCAAAATCTGGGGAGCACTAAAAAAAGTACTGAGGTAATTACTTCAAATAATGACATGGATTCTTTATCTGATAATATAAAAGACCATGACTGATCAAACACCAATAACGGTTAATCCATGAACTATTTCACTGAATGCTTGAACTGGGATAGATCCTGAAGCTCTCACTCATAGAGTAATAGAAGTATTACTAAGATGAGAAAACAACCTAATCAAAACTACAGAAAATTGAGAGCTGTATACCGATCTACAACTAGACGCAAATATCGAGTTCGATTTATCAAATATACCTGTATGAATCAGTGTAGGTAGAGTATCTACGAGCGACTGATGGGGGTACACAGGTACAGTAATAGCATACAAAACCACAAGTGGAACTACTAACATGTGGCTATATTCTGATGCTGGAAAATTGTACTACTTTAATGGAAGTACATTTATCTGAGTATACACTGCTCCAGAAATAGACCAAAAGCTAGCCGACCTAAGAGCTGATATAATAGCACTAATACCTACTAAAACTAGCGATTTGCAAAATGATAGTGGATTTATCACAGCAGACGTAACAAGTCTAGCAAATTTTTATGATAAAACATATATCGATACTCAGTTGAATCTGAAAGCAAATAAGGCTGATTTAACAGCGTGACTAGCTGAAAAAGTAGATAAATCTGCTACATATGAGATGACAAATCTCAATCTGAATGAGCAAGGAGTAATGAGTGAAACATTCACAACGCAACAACTAGCTCAGACTATGGCAATAATCGAACATGCTCTATCTACTCTATACGATGGAAAAGCTAGTGCTATAGATACTCTAAACGCATTGAATCTCAAAGCTGATATTACATATGTAGATAATCTAGTATGAAGTACACTATGAGTATCTACAGTAGTAGTAGAATCTTTACCTGCAGTATGACAAGGTAACTATATCTATCTTGTACCTATTAGCTGACAACCAAACAACTATGAAAAATATGTGTGGAATGCAACAGCTCATGATTATGTAGATCTATGACCTACAAATATAGATCTATCTAATACAGTTACATTAGATGGAGCTCAGAGTATCACTGGAATAAAAATATTTACTGTAAATCCAGTATTACCTGCAAATACTGCAAGTGCTACAAACTCTAATACAGCACCAGCCGTACAATCTCAGGTATATCAAGTAGCACAAGCTCTATCAAGTTTTCAAACAAGTGTGTCAAATACATATGCTACTAAATCAGAGCTACAAACTGCTATAGGTACAGTATCTGGAGCAATCTGAAATGGAGCAGTCACAGTGACACTAAATGGATGATCTACATGAGTGACAAATGGAACATTTTCTATGAATCAGTGAGAGAGCCAAACTGTAAATATCCAAGTAACAAAAACTACAGTAGGACTAGGAAATGTAGATAATACTTCAGACGCAAATAAACCTATATCTACTGCTACACAAACTGCATTGGATGGAAAGATGAATAATCCTACTAATACATGAACTAACGGGCAAGCTCTGATAAAAACAGCATCATGAACTGAATGGGAAACAATAAAACAATTCAACCCAGCTAGCACATGAACTACATGACAAGTACTAACCAAAACAGCTAACTGATACGATTTCGTAACTAAACAGACTACAATTCAAGTAACTCTTACATCTGCTGGATGGAATAACAATACACAAACTGTGACAGCGACTGGAGTAACTGCTAATAATACTGTGATAGTATCTCCTGATCCATCAGGATTTAATGACTATGTAGACTGAGTGGTATATTGCTCTGCTCAATGAGCTAACAGCTTGACGTTTACATGTACAAGCGAGCCAGCAGTTGATATATTAGTAAACGTAGTGATTTTGAATTAGTTTTATCTTATAAAATATAGATATGCCTATACTAAACATGGTAGGATGATGAACTCCTAAAAAAAAGTATAAAACATTTACAATGACATATATGGAAGCATCCAGTCCTACTGGATTTGCTCCATCATATAGTGATGACGCAAGTGGATTGGTAGCTTGAAGTACAGCATTTGATGAATTTTATAATTATTCAGCAGTAAGGTTAAATAGTGCAGGTGCAGTAACTGCAGAAGTAACACAATCTACTCCATGACAATTAAACCTATCTAGTCTATGAACTCTAACAAGTGGAGATAATGTAATGATAAAATTTCCTAGACTATGAATCAAAATGAGCAAGTCTGGAAGTACAGTGACTTTATCTATTACAGACAATCCAGACGCTGAAGCTGATGGATTTCAATACTATGCTCATAGTAGATGAACATTATCAAGC